ATTTAACATATTATTATAAGTTTGTAATTATTAATTAACAATCACATCCACATAATGAACCACATAACTCTACAGCTTTTTTGTATTTATTAAGAATATCTATATAATATCCCATATTAACAGAGCCTTCTACAGTTTGAGCAAGTTCTACAGCAGATTGTGCTGATCGTAACAATAAAAATATTTTTTGTGCCTTTGCTAATGTACTTGCACATCTAGGACAATCACAAGCACATGCTAACAATTCATTAGTTAATTCAGTTAAACAACAATCTACATTACAAGATATTAATACAGGTTTACAAACTTGTTCCTCCCCGTCTTCTAGTAAACAGACTTTATATAACCCATTAGCAGTAGGTAAAGTATCTACATCTATATTTACTACTCCATATCCACCACCTCCACTAAAGTTAATTGCTACATTTGGACTTACTACAGCCCCTGTATCATAATTAGAAATTTGAATTTCTCCATTTGTACCTGGAGGAGTAAGATAACTCTTAGATCTAACTGTTAAAACCTTACAAGAGTTATGTACTTGTACATTTAAAGACATATTATTTGATTTTTTAAAAAAAAAGACCAATAGGGGGACTAATGCCCCCTATAAGTCTTATATTAGATTGATACTATTAAGCGCTTTCAGGACCTATATAATATTCAACGTACACTTCAACTACACCAGCCGTTAAAGCTGCTGTTGCAATTACAAACTGAATACCTGTTGAAGATGTAGTTTTATCCACAATAGTGTGTTCTGTTACGTCTTCATCATCAAAAGCTCCATTATTATATGCTGTTGCAGCTAACAAAGTAACTCCTCCCGTAGTAAGGGATAGAGTTGCTGAGCCGCCACTTGTCATTGCTGTAGTTACTACAGAGTAACATCTAACAATAATTGCATTATTAGGAATAATTGCTGAATTATCTGGTACTATTGTACTCGCAGCACCAGCATCGACATCAAAGTCGTATTTAGCGTGTGCTGTCATTAATTTTGGATGTGACATTTTATTTTATTTTTTAAAGGTTAATAATTATAGTGTAACTGGAGCAAATCCAACACTACCTAAATAGTTATTCATTCTATTTTCAAAAGATAATGCATTAGCACCTGAACCCGTAGTATTTGCAACACTAATATCAATTAAATTGTCTACACCATGAATTTGTGAATGCGAACTACCATCTTTAGTAGCTACAATATTCCAAACATCATAGTTTGTTGTTACTACAGCTGTACTTGTAGGTGTATTAGGTAATTTAACTCTGTTATAATAACCATAGTTAATTCCCATAAGTTCTTGTTCCATATCTTGAATATACTCACCATCACCATAACCAGGAGTACCATCTATAACATTATTAGTTGGAGGATACGTTTGAGTAGTAGTTGGGTTTATAGATACAACTACATTAAATATAGCTGGAGCCTCTTCCCAAGTATTACCACTTTGACATGTAGCTCCATTTAGATTCGATAAAAACGTAACAGCTGGAGCACCACCTGTTGCAGTTGGATCTAACCAATCTGGAATGTTAGTTAATCCATTATATGCTGCTAAAATTGCTGCACCTGCAGTGTTAACTGCTGAAGATGCTGCAATAGTTACATTAAATTTAAAGAATTCTGGACCAGTTCCATCAAGTCTTGTTATTTTAACTTCTATTTCTTTAGCTGCTGCTGCGGAAGTAGTTGTTGGAGTAATTAAACTTGTATGTGCAGCTTGTGCTGCGTAGCTTGCGCCACTCCAGTTAATTACATCTCTACCATAAAACCAAGGTGATACGATATTTCTACCTGTACCTGTTGAATCTCCTTGAACTATTCTGATTCGGTCAGCGTCTGCTACAGTGTCTGTTATAAGTAAAGGAGATGCACCCCCAGTACCTGCTGATTCTTTTTGGATATCAATAGAGCCGTCTGCTAATACACCAGCGGTGTAAGCTACAGCAACTTCTGATCCAATATACAAATGTCTTGCCATTTTTTCTAATTTTTAATTATTAATAATTATTCATTTTTGCTCACCTCTAATTGATGAGACTTGTATCTAGGGTCACTAATTCCCTCTAAAATGCTGCTTACTGTCATATCCACAATCTCTTGATGACAATGAATAGGTAGCTCACAACTAGCCCCCAAAGATAGTGAAATTTCTTTAGGTTTTCTAATATAAGTAATTTTTACAGTATCTATTATAAATATATCACTTGTGTATATATCTATATAATGTCCACGAACTGTTGTAAGTGGATTAGTATGTTTCGTTGTATTAAAAGGATCTTTTAAAAGAGCTGTTATATCATCATGTTGAATAAATTTATTCGGAGATGTAATTTTAGTTACTGTATCTCCAATAGGATCTCTTCTATTTCCAAATGCAGTTTCTGCATATTGAGCATAAGCTGTAGTTAATATAGTTCCAGTAGCAGTTCCTCCCTGCATAACCGTTTGTAAATTTGATCCAGAAACTGAATTAGTAACTGACGCATCCCAATTAAACCAATCATGAATACTAGTATCTACTATAACTATAAATTGTCCTGGATGATTTAATTCTCCATATTGTTCCCAATAAACAGTTATACCTGGAACATTTACTGCTAATATATCAAGACGTACTTGTTCTATATCAGCAGGATATTGAAAATTTGGCAAATTAACCCAAAATAAAAATCCTCCTAAACTTAAATCATCAGGATCTGCTACCATTCTTATTCCTGGTACAAAATCTGTAGAATTTCCCCCCTCATTATTACAAACAAATGTATCGAAATCTAAAGTAAAATAATTAATAGGATCTGCATCCCTTAAACTCCAATTTATATTATCACATTCATCTATAAAAATATCAGATTTTTGATTTACCAAATACATATAATCATTTGGTAATCTAAAACTATCGATCCAAAAATTAGAATCATATTGTTCTTTATAAGTTGTAGGATTTTCATAATCAGTAACTAAAGTTCGAATATCATCAATTCTTTTTTGAGACTCTTCAAATCCTTTTTGATATTTATTATTCTTACCATATTTGGTATTAATAAATCTAATTTGAGACTTATTTAATTCAATATCAATTTCTTCAGATAAAAGCATATCAGCTTGGAGTGAATTAATTTTATCCACTCCCTGCTGAATTGCTAAATGCATTTGCTGTACATTCATACTATACTAATGATAACTCTTTAAGTTTTGCTCTTAAAATTGTTAATTTCCCAGAATTCTTTTTGTCTTTAAGATGTACTACAGAGTCATCAATTGTATCACCAAGTACTTCATCAATAAAGATAACTTGATTTCCAATTTTCCTTAAAACTCCAGCTGAAACCATTTCTTCAATTTCAGATTTAAGTTCTAGATTTTTATCTATAGCAACTCTAACAAACTTCTTAGGATTCTTATTTTTGATTTCGTAAAGCGCATTTTCAATTTGCTCACTAGTCAATCTATCAGGGTTAACATCGGACATAAGTCGTAATATTCTCTTCATAGATTTTGGATTAGACGAAGCTTTAATAAATTCTTTATCTGCATCTTTCTTAAATTGAATAGAGTTATTTTTAACTTTATCTTCTCTTGAAAGATCTTGAATATAGAATCTTTTACTATAATCCTTATTCATCTCTTCTTTAGTAAGAGCTACATGTGGGTGCCTAAGTGCAAAATTATATTTAATATAATCCATAATACTTAAAGGTTTTCCATTATCATCCTTACCAATTTCAAGTTCTACTCCTGTAAAACCTACAGGAATTGTAAGTTCTGCCCAGAATTGTTTAGAATGTCTAGGCCAATCACCATGATCAGGACTAACATCTAATACTTCTTGCATATACTTTTTTTCATCTTCAGGATCGAAACCCTTCAGAGGTTGTCTATTTACATAAACACTACTGATTCGCATTACTGCTTCAGCTCTTACTGCTTTAGGCAAATGGTTTAATAACTCTTTTTGCCTAAGAAAAACTTTTTTACTCATAATTTCAGTTCTTTTTTTTAGTTAATAATTGTTCATAGGGTGGAAAGAATAACTCTCCTATATTTAAAATTAAAGCTGGGGGGATTGCTCCCCCACAACCTTAATCAAAAACCAATATATAGACGCAAATTAATGCCAAATTAAGATGCTGTACAAGTGATGTCTATTGAAGTATCAAATCTCTTAAGAGCGATACCTGCAGTTTTCAACATATGTACAGACGCACCATCAACATCAGAAGCTCTAGCGGAAGTTGAATCAAATCCTCTAGGAACTACTGAACCAGCTACACACCATCTCATAGACTCACGACCTTTTTTCGAGATCATTTGTAAATTGTTTTGACCATCATAATTTGATTGATCAACAAATACCATTCTATAAGATTCAAGTGAATATCCAGTTGTTGGGTGTTTCGAACGAGCTTGTGCAACTGCACCATGATCAAACATAGGAAGTTTTACAACATTCACACTATGTCCATCAATATGCTCATACGAATTAAAGTAACCAGTTAAACCTAGTGATCTACCAGAACCTGTGATAAATTTGTGATCTCCTGTAGTCATCCAAGTGTTTGTTTGACCTCCGAAATGATTTTTAAGAGCTTCATCAAATTCACGTGCTCCACCAGTACCAGTATAAAGGGTTACTTGTTTTTTAGCAGCATCGGTCATTCCGTAGAATAAGTCACCGATGATGTTTTTTAATTTTAATTCAGTCATTGTAGAGTAAGTGTCAGTATTGACAATTTGCTCTAAAAGACCAGGACCTATGATTACAGGTTGTCCATTCTCATCTTTCATATAAGTATTTCCATTCTGATCATATGATTTTTCTCCATACCAGTAATACATCTCACACTCTTCTTTAAAGTCAAGCATATGTAAATACTCTTCATAGTCCATCCAAAGTTTAGTAGAAGATCCTCCCTTAGTTGGTAGAGAGAATTCAGCTACAAAATCTTTAGCGTTTCCAGACATGTGGTAAGATTTTCTAACTGTAGTTAGTTTGTTTCTTACTAATCCTGGAGTTTCCCAGTTTGAAGCATTACCTCTAGAGAAGTCTACTCCTACTGGTGCATACATTTGCGCCCAAAGCGCTCCTGCCACACAAT